CTGAGATACGCCGACACCAGCCGTCCCTCGTTTATTCTGTATATCAAGTGCACTTGCTGTAGCTTGGCCCATTGTGCCTTGATACGCGTTGGATAAACTTGACGCGTAATCACCTGCATTCTGTGTCCTGTTGTAAGTCATGCCTGACGTTAGCCCTTGCATCACATCCGCGTTACCTCGCGCCCGAGCCATTGTCCTAATATCGTCGGACATAGAATCTTTCAGCTCTGCCACGTTAAGAGGGGCATAATTTGCGTTGAAATGCTGCGCTTTCTGGGCCCCAACTTTCGCTTCGGTTTTCTCCGCTTCTGTCGCTTCGTAATCTTGTGGGTCTGGTGAACTACTCATTACAGTGCTCTCGTATAAATTACCGTTTCTCTCTTCCAACCATATCTAGCTAAGTGTTTTTCCATAGCTGGAATAGGCGATCTAGTTTCCATTCTGTTGTAACCGTTCTCTCTTGCTACTTGCTCGAAGAAGCCTAGATATTTAGTCGCTAAGCTTTCTTTTCCTTGTGTCTTACCCCAAGCAAGCCAAATAAAAAGGGTGCTGTCCCCTGTGTACTTACATCTAGTTGATGTAGTTATGAGGAACCCTTCTGGGCCTACCCATAAAACCGCTTCATCGTTTAGACACGCTGCATAGACATCTTCTGGTCTAAACGTGAGGTGTGGCTGTTCGGATAGAATTTCCTCTACTCCGACTTTTACCCAATCCCAGTGTTCTCTAACAGAACCTATGGTTGGATTAGCCGCCTCTTCCGTAACGTCTGCCTCTAGTGCGCCATGCACCTGCTGAAGCTCCGCCATATTTCACCTTCCTAGTTACTGCGGTGTCTGCCTTACGAGCACGTCGTTCGGCTTCCTCTACACCTTGATTAAATAATTGCCCATACACTGCGGCTGACGTTAAGTCTGACCACTCTTTGTTAGGCATTCTCAACAGCCGAAACAGCGCCCCATTAATAATGGTGTCTCGATAGTCAGTCATTACATCATCGTCACATGCTGTACTTTCAAAGGTTGGCTTCAAGACGGCTCTTACAATTGTGCCGTTCACTACCTTTGTTGCTGGTACAGGGGCTAAGTGGAATGTTTTAGAAGACTGTTGGACGAAGAATTTTGGTACTCCCTCCTGACCCTTCTCTCTCCAGCGAGGCAACCTCTGTTCTAACAAAGTAGTTGTAACTGGTTCGAGGTCTTTGCCTTGATGAGTAGCCCATAAGATTTTTTGCACAGATGTCCCGCGAGGCGAATCTAGGTCATACTCATAGATGCGATCCACTGTAGTGACTGGGTCTAAATCTATTTGATAAGCTTCCGACCGTTGACAAAACTCAATGGCTGCTGATCGTACTGAACTTTCAATCAACGAGTCAGGGCACCCTGGCACCATTGGAAGTATCTCTGGCAAAAAAGCCTCATATGGGATTGCCATAATTTACACCCCCATAGGTACTTCTGGTCTGCGTTCCATATTTGGGTTAGTAACAGCGTCGACCATGCCTTTGCCAGTTATTGCTGCTGTAAATAGCTGATAATGAGTGCTAGCGCGTTGGTTATTACCAGCAAACTCCGCATCCTTCATATAAGCCATGTAAAGAACGTAGTTCAAAACAGAATTAGCGAAGATATCTGGAATAGACAAATTACCGTCTTTATCTACTTCGGTAGGGTTAGCTGAGTAAATAATCTCTAGGTAAGCATTACCAGAAACACCTGGGTAAACGTAAAAATTACGTGGGTTAGTTTCGTCATAAATATAATGCTTAACTACGGTGCCGTGCTCTGCGTCACCGCCTACAGTTGGGTCATGCCAGTCTGGTGTTTGTGCGTCTAACACTTCGCGATCTACCAAACGAACAGAACGTCTGCCATCACCACCAGAAGCGGCTGACATGTTTCTTACTACTTTAAGTAGCCTGTTACCGTTGTCAGGGATCGACTGTTTTGTCCCGTCTACAAGGGTAATGGTTTCATTTGATGCTGATGCGTCTGGCTTAAGAAGAGCGATTTCACGCTGTGCATCATTCACCCACAATACAAGCTCCGCTTCGATAGGCCAGCGGACTCCAGTGGTGTCTTGAAGTACCGTTTGTACTCTATCAATTACGCTTTGAACTGTGACTGCCATAATATTTACCTATGAGTTAAGTATTGATTCCCAAGCCGCTTCACGTTCATCGGTTCCAACAGTACGGCCTGCTAGTTTGTTAACGACGGCTGCTTTTGGGTAGCCATCTTGTTTAAAGTTTTTCGGGTCGCCTTCGTCCATTAGCTTCTCAAGTGCAGTTACTAACTCAGCATCTGGAGAAGTAGTAATCTCAATCTCGACAACCTCTTCAAATTCGGCAATCTCTGCCTCTTCTATTGCAATTTGTTTTTCGTCATAAACCTTTGCGCCTTCTTGTAAGGCTAGAAGACCTATGTCCTCTGCTACTTCTTTTGGAACTCCTGGTTCAAAGCGAACTACCGCGCCTCTTAGGGTCGCCACTCGTAATGGCTCACTGCTTACAATCTTCATGATTAAGTCCTATCTATTTAGTTTTGGTGGTGTACTTCTTACCTTCCCAAGTAAAGGTCTTGTAACCGGATTTCTTTGCATCAGCGAAAGCCGATCTGAAACTTTTTGCTGCCGCAGTTTTCTTTCCATAAACCGAATAAGTACCTGCTTTGGTTTTTACGCCGCCTGTAACCTTGCTTGAGGCTTGCGCACGTCGGTTGGAATTACTGTAAGTGGCTGTTTTGCCGCCTGCTGCAGTCGTCTTTTTAAGGTTAGTAGCCGTTTTAGGCGTTGCCTTTTTTACCGCTGGCTTTGCCTTTGGATAAGGCTTCTTGCTAGTGGCTGTTGCACGTTGCGCTCTGCGTCTTGAACCTGCTGACTTGTATTTCATCTTATACCCTCAAAAATAAATGCCCCCTCCGAAGAGGGGGCGATTGTCTTACTGAGCTGTATCTAGACAGATCACACCAAAGTCTTGTGCGTTGCCAGTAACATCAGAGTGATACTTAGGCTTGCGAAGACCGAAGATCTTGCCTACAGAGATACCTGACTGGTTGCCATAGTCGAAAGTATCTTCAACCATTTCAGGCAAGCCGATGTCAGCTAATGCTAGAGCTTGAGCACCACAGAACAGAGCACGGCCACCGTCAACAGTGCCGTCGCCCCACTTAGAACCAGTAGCTGCGCCAGCAGTGTTAAACACATGACGGAACTCGTGGATCATTACGCCGTCTACCATCAAGCTTGAAGAACCAGCGAACAAGCTGTTAGAAGCACCACGTACACCAGCGTTACGAACGTTAGCGATGAAGTCTTCGTCTAACTTAAGGTCAGCCATTTGCTGTGGAGTAACAAACATGTGGAAAGTTTCTTGGTTACCAGCACCACGAATACCACGGATGTATTGATCTTTAGCGTACGCTTTCAACTGAACGATTGCGCGATAGCTCAACTTGTCAGCAGCAGCAATGGCAGTAGTGTCACCAGCTTCTAGAGTTGCGCTAGTACCAGTGCCTGAGACACGTAGGTGACGCTTAGAAGTTGGAGTAGATACGTCTGCAGCGAACTCAAGATCGTCAAGAGCGTGACCATCAGTTGGAGCAGGAAGAGCGTTGCCGTCACCATCTACAGTTTCGTAACGTAGAGCACCATTGTTTTTGTAGTTGTAACTAACACCAGAAAGAGTCAAGAACGCTAACTGGTCACAACGGTCAGCCATTGCATAAGCAAGAGCGTCGCGAGATTGTTCACGGAAGTTAACTACTGTTTTTTGATCAGTCATACGGCCAGCAATTCTGTTAGCAAAGCGCAATTGATCCAGCTGGATGCTGATATCATACGCACGCAATGCTTCTTCATTGCCTTCTAGAGTGTAATCCCCAGTGATACCGTCTGTAGTCATGTCAGCTAGCAATGTGATGTTAGCTTTCGTGCCTTTCTGAGACTTAGTAAGTTCAGTAACACGCTGAACCATAGCGTTTGAGCCAGTGCCAGCGAACTGATTAATGAAAGATTGGTTACGCGCTACTTTCCAGAAGTCGCGAGACCACGCCTGAAGTTGGTCGCCTGTTAGCGTACCGAAATTAGTTAAAGCCATTATGGGCCTCCAATAAATTGACAAATAAATTTAGTGGCACACGCCACCGTATATAGCCGACTTAAAGGAGCGGCTAATCCGTACTCCCGTATCGTGGGACAACGAACTAGCGCTTATTTACGAGGTGCGACCTCGACAGGTTTTACGCCTTGTGCAGGCGGGGGATACGTTTTTTACGGCTACGGGCCGACCAGTTATCGTACT